GTATTAACTTCTGAAAATTCAGAAGCGTTTTATGCAAATAAGTTGGGTTTAGCTGAAGAAGCACCTGTTGAGGCTGTAGTTGAAGAAACTCCTACAGAGCCAGCAGAGGAAGCGAACGATCAGAGTGAACAACCAGCCGAAGAAACAAAAGAAACAAAAGCAACAGAAGAAAAGAAACAAAACCCCAAGCTTGAAAAGAGATTTTCAGAGCTAACGAAACAACGTGAAGAAGCGCGTAAAGAAGCGCAACGTGAACGTGAAGCTCGTGAGGCTTTAGAAAATCGTCTTAAAGAGCTAGAAGTAAAGGTCAATCCACAACCTGTTGAACAGGTAAATGCGAAACCTTCGCCAAGTCAGTTTAATGACGCGTTTGAATACGCTGAAGCATTAGCTGAATGGTCGGCAGAACAAGCTATTTTGAACAGGGAAAAAGCTGAAACTGAACGAAAAGTCCAAGAAGAACGATCAAAAGTCATTAAATCTTGGAATGAACGTTTAGAAACTGTTAAGGCGGATTTGCCTGACTATGATGAAATGATTGCATCTGCATCCGACATTACTGTTAGCGATGAAATAAGAGATGCCATGCTAGAGTCTGAACAAGGCCCTAGAATACTATATCATTTAGCAGAAAATCCAGAGCTAGCAGAAAAGCTTAATTCCATGTCAAAAGTTAGCGCACTTCGAGAAATTGGGAAGTTGGAAGCAAGGTTTGAGGCTAAAGAAACACCAAAAGAAACGCCTAAAACTGAAGCTGAAACGAAACCTTCTGTAGCCAAAAGCAAAGCACCTGCTCCTATTAGTCCCATAAAGACAAGTTCTGCGGTTGCTGATGTTGGTGTAGGTTCTGATGGTGAATTCCATGGCACTTACCAACAATGGCGTGAATCGAGAAAAGCTGGGAAAATTAGGTAGTAGGCCATTAAAAATTTATAATTAAGGAAAAAAAATGGCTAATAATTTACTAACCATAAGCAAGATCACCAATGAAGCATTGATGGTCTTGGAAAATGAATTAACATTTACTTCAGAAGTTGATCGTAACTACGATGACCAATTCGCTGTTGTAGGTGCAAAAATCGGTAATACTGTGAACGTAAGACGTCCAGGTCGTTTCATCGGAACAACTGGCCCAGCACTTAACGTTGAAGATTTCAATGAAACTTCAGTTCCAGTAACATTATCAACACAATTCCACGTTGATACACAATTTACAACACAAGACTTGGCATTATCTTTAGATATGTTTAGTGACCGTGTTCTTAAACCAGCAGTTGCAGCTATCGCCAACAAGATTGACCGCGATGGTTTAGTAATGGCTAAAAACAACACAGCTAACATCGTTGGCACAGCAGGCACACCTCCAACAGGTTTAATCACTTACTTAACAGCAGGTGCTTACCTTGATTCTGAAGGCGCTCCTAGAGATGGTCGTAGATCATGTATCGTTGAGCCATTCACATCAGCAACTATCGTTGACAGCCTAAAAGGTTTATTCGTTCCACAAGAAGCAATTGGCGAACAATACCGTAAAGGTTTAATGGGTCGTGATTCAGGTGGTATGAACTGGAAAATGGATCAAAACGTTGTTTCACAACAATTTGGTTCATACGCTTCAGCAGTATTATCATGCAACGTAACAACAGCAACAGGTTTCTTGACAAGTGGTTGGGCGCAAAGCTCAAACATCACTATTGCAGCTACATCTGCAGCTAGTGCTTCATTAAACCAAGGTGATGTTATTACTATTGCTGGTGTATATGCAGTTAACCCACAAAACCGTCAAGCTTATGGTTCTAACAAGCTCCGTAACTTTGTTGTTAATTCACCTGTAACTATCAGTTCATCTGGTTCAGCTACTGTAAACGTTTCACCAGCAGTTATTACTGCAGGTCAATTCCAAAACGTATCAGTAACTTCAACTGGTTCACAAACAGTTACACCATTTAACAATACTGGCGCTGTTTCACCACAAAACATCATTATGCACAGAAATGCGTTCACTTTAGCAGTAGCTGATCTTGAGTTACCTGACGGTGTTCACTTTGCAGGTCGTGCAAGTGATAAGGAAATTGGTCTTTCAATGCGTGTTGTTCGTCAATACACAATTAACAATGACTCAATTCCTACACGTCTTGATGTTCTATACGGTTGGGCGCCACTCTACCCAGAGTTAGCTTGCCGAGTAGCAGCTTAAGTAATATAACGGACAGGGGGGAGTAAAATCCCCTCTAATTAGAAAACAAAAAAAAGGAAAATTTATTATGGCGAATCCAGGCCCAGCAACCACCGTTGCAGCTCACCCATCCCAACTAGGCACTAATCAAGCTAACCGCTTATTAGCTATCTACAAAGGTTTAAGCACAGCTGCAGCACAAGACTTTAACCTTCCTATTATCAATTCAACTACATATTCTGTTCAACAAATTGTAGTTGCAAATGCTAATAACGCAGGCGCAAGTGCAGACGTTCACACAGTAGTATTTGGTTTATATACTGCTCCATCACAAGGTGGAACAGCTATTTACACAGCGGCAGCTTTAACAGGCGTTACAGGCAACACAGTAACTGATGTTATCAGCCCAACTACAACTGCAGCACAAACTGCTCAAAACCTTTATGTAAACATTTCAACACCATTTGTTACAGCAACTGTTGATGTTTATGTATTTGGTTACGACTTAAGCTAGTAAACAATGTTTTAAAGAGAGAAAGCCATTTTTCAAGATGGCTTTTTCTTTATTTATAGTATAATTAACCAATCTAGTTTCTAGATTTCTTTGCAAAGGAAAAATCATGTCATCAACAACAGTTACTCGTGGAAATTCACACGAAACGTTTTATATATCAGCTTCATTAGCTCCAAGCGCTGTATCTTCAACATCATCTAACCAAACATTTACTGTAGCTGGTTTACAAACAACAGATATTATAATTCCTGTTGGTTATGTAGGCACACAAACAGCAGGTATTGCTTATGCTGAAGCAGAATGTTCTGCAGCTAATACACTTCAAATTCAATTTATTAATACATCAGGTTCTAGTGCAACTCCTGCTACTGGTAACTATGTATTACAAATTGTAAGAGCTGAAGGTCCATTACCTACTAACGCAGTTTAAGGATAAATCATGGCAAATACTTCAGTAATCCGTTTAGCTGGCCCTACAACGACATTAACTGTAACAACAAGCGAACATAGCTCTGTTACTATTAATGATTCGACTAACGACCAAGTAAACTACGCATCATTTTTAAATGCTGGCGCTTATCCATGTGCTATTAAGTTTACACCAGGCACAGCAACTGCTGCGGCTAATGCAGTATTTGCTACTGATGGAAACACAGGTGATTTTGTATTACCAGCTTTAATGGAAACTCCAATCGTTTTAGCAGTTCCAACAACACCTTTTTACTTAACAGCAATTGCGTCAGGCGGAACAACAGCTTTATACGTTACACCAGTAGCTGACCAATCTTAATAAGGAAGTAATATGAGTAACCCTGCTTTAACAACAGATCAAAATTTATTGCCTGTTCAGGCTTATTTTAATGTTGACGGTTCATTTAATACGTTTATAGGGCAGGGCCAACCATTTTATGCAACAGCAAATCCAAGTCAGTCTAATGTAAACATTACAAACAGCACAATTAATAGCACGACTATTGGTGCATTAGTCCCATCTACAGGTGTTTTTACCGATATAAAGACAACAACAGGTTCAATTACAACAACACCTTCTGCGGCTACAGATATTGCTAATAAACAATATGTAGATTACGCATTATTAGGTCTTTCATGGAAAGAACCAGCAAAAGCAGCCACAACTACTAACATTACGCTATCAGGCGCACAAACAATTGACACAGTTTCAGTTGTTGCAGGTGATATAGTTTTAGTTAAAAACCAAACAAATGCAGCACAAAATGGTATTTATCAAGTTCAAACAGGCGCATGGACTTACGCTACAGGCTCTACAACATGGGCGCAATATGTTGGTGCAATTATTTACATAGTAGCTGGAGGTCAAGCAACTTCTGCGTTCTATACAACTGCTCAACCAGGTGGCACATTAGGCACAACTGCAATGAATTGGTATAACTTATCATTTTCATCAAGCTATACCGCAGGAACAGGCCTAACATTATCAGGAACACAGTTTTCTATTACAAATACTGCTGTATCAGCAGGTTCTTATGGATCAGCTTCAACAGTTCCAACTTATACAGTAAACGCACAAGGTCAATTAACTGCTGCGTCTAATACAACAATAGCAATTGCCAATACCCAAGTGTCAGGATTAGGCACTTTAAGCACTCAAAACGCATCTTCTGTAGCGATTACAGGTGGAACTATCAATGGAACGTCAATTGGCGCTTCTAGCACCTCTACAGGCGCTTTTACGACCCTTTCTGGCACAACTATTACTGCTTCAACACAATTTAGTGGCCCAGGCACAGGTTTAACAGGAACTGCAACATCTTTAAATATTGGTGGAAATGCTGCAACAGCTACAACCGCTTCAACAGCTACTTCTGCTACAACTGCAACCAACCTTGCAGGTGGTGCAAATGGCTCAATTCCTTACCAAACAGGTAGCGGTGCTACAACATTTTTAGGTATTGGCTCAACAGGTCAATTTTTAACCATTTCAGGCGGTGTTCCAACATGGGGTTCAATATCTAGCTCAACAGTATCAAGTTTTAGCGCTGGAACAACAGGATTTACACCTTCATCTGCTACCACAGGAGCTATTACTCTTTCAGGCACATTAAATGTAGCCAATGGCGGAACAGGCGTTACTTCATCAAGTGGTGCTAATTCAGTTGTATTAAGAGATGCAAATGGAAACGTAACTACTAATTGTTTATTTGAAGGTTATGTTAATCAGGCTGCTTCAGGAACAACAATTACATTAACTGCAAGCACAGCACAAAATTATGCTATTAATGGTTCAGGTGGTCAAACTATCCAATTACCAAATGCAACCACATTACCTAATGGTGCAACATTTACATTTAATAACAATCAATCATCAGGCAG